CGATCTGTCAAATTAGAATCCGTCGCCGTACTCTGGCCATACGGATCAATAGCTGCCGCAATGTTCTGACGCATCATGCGCTCTTGGAAGTCCACTTCATCTTGCAAGTTCCTTGGACTACCAGGCATATTTGCAGTAGGGTCGTTTTTGAACTGGTTATAAAACTTATACACATCTACTTTAGCGTCTTCGTCCCTTTTATTCTGTTCGGCTTGTAAACGAGATAAGTTCGCATCAGATATTTGTTTCTTCGTAAGCTCTGGTGTGATTCCTAGGTTCTTGGGTGGCTGGGTAAGTATTGCTTGGGCACCTTTTGCATCGGCTCTCTTAAATTGTAACTCAGGGCGATCCTTAGATACCAACTGAATATTTTCTAACCGATCAAAAATATCTCTGTTATCTTCTTCCGCTGCTCTTGTAGCCGGAGATACAACAGGCGCAGGTTTCGGTGTCGGTGGGACAGGTGGAGTTGGCGCAGGTCTTGGGGCAGACATCACCGCCGCCGCACCTTTGCGATCACTTCTATCCCTAGATGTATTAACTACCGGTGCAGGTGGAGCAGGTCTAGGTGCAGGCTTGGGTGTCGTAAGAACTGCTTGAGCGCCTTTGCGATCGGCTCTCGATCCTCCGCCAGATGATGATCCGCCGCCACCGCCGCCACCAGAATCCCCGCCAAAAGCTATCTGAGGTTTAAAAAATGAAAATAATACGTTATACATGTCCTAGCCACCTTTGTTCGGATAAACACCGCTCCGTTGGCCACGATGCGACCAAACCTTTTTAACTTCCGGGAACTCCGAGACAAACATCCTACGAAGATCCCTACAAAATCCTAATACACCAGAAGTGCCCTCGGGTGCAATCATATCAACAAAAACTAATTTGTCACCTGTTTCTCGCTGAAAAATTTCAGGTCCCCAATAATCCCGCGTCTCAAACTCCTCATCCGTCATCCACGCCCAGGTCACAAACCCTGCACACGATCCTCCCTCGTTATGCCAAATCTTATACTGACCACTCTCAATCGCAGGCGATAAACGCCACGCAATCGTACTCGAAGGAAAAGTCGAATAAGGGAGGACCGTGGTCCAAAGATCAACGCAATCGATGAAATCTGCTTGCTTCGTCATAACAACCCCAAATGAAATTACATACAACATACTATAAACCCAAATGAAAATATAGTGGGCATTTTTTGGGCGGTCCTGGGTTTGTAAAAGGGGCAATGAAATTATCCCCGAATGAATTTATGACACCTTGTATATAAGTACATAGTACTTCGTACTCTTATTATATACGGGGGGTCGGGTCGGCGCGCACGCAAGATTTCAGATCCAAACCCACCAAGTAACCCCCACAGGGACCAGGTATATCGTTCTGCTTTTGTGGATTTTTAGGGAAAATATTCTCGTTTAATTTGATTATACTTGTTGACTATCTACAAGTTATAATCTACAACTGTAGTTGTAGGAGGCAAAATGGTTTGCCCCACATTTCAACTAAGGAGAAATATCATGGGATATTTGGATACCGAAGACAACGTCACCGAAGCAATCTGGGAAGCATTGCAAGGTCGTATTTCACGCATGATCGATTTAAAGATCGAAGAGGCTGATACAAGCGTCGAAATCAATTTGCAAGATCATGCAATCGATGTAATGGATATCGTCAATAACAACTTGGATGTTGAAAAATTCTCTTCTGAAATCAGATCAGAAGTAAAAGATATTATTGAATATGCATCGATATCAATCGATATCTAAATCAACAGTGGGGCGGCAACGCCCCACCATTTCAACAAAGGAAAAATAAAATGGAAAAGACTGAAACATTAAACGAATTTCTACTATTCGATACACCCGAAGATATGAAAGACCTGATGGCTCGTATCGAATGTTTGAACGGATCAGAAAGAGCGATCGCAACACTATTCGCTTTCATGGCCTTTAACCTTGCCGCAAAGATTGCCAAGGGAAATTAATCAACAGTGGGGCGGCAACGCCCCACCATTTTAACAAAGGAAAATAAAATGAATTTCGAAGACAAAGTAAAAGATATCGACAAAAAGATTGCCAAGTTAAAGAAGCAGAAAGATGCTTTATGTGCTGAAGCAATTGATAAGGACTTTGCTTACTACGTTCAAAGGACTAGAACGAATACCCCAAACCTGACATGGTGGCGGGAAAACTACCCTAGATCATGGGAGAAATATGTAACAAAGAGTACATATAATAAGTTCGCTTGGAAAAAATAAAACTTGAAGCTCTATTGTGCATGGTGTACAATAGGGCATCAACTTAATTAAGGAGAAGAATATGCCTAGAACATCTTTCGGAAAAACTCGTGATGCTGATACACCATACGCAACCTATGTGAATGATCAGGGGTGGGTGTGGAAGGTTTTAAAGACCTACAAGCATTCAGCTGCAGAAATGAAAGACCCATATGCGAGATGGTTTGTAGCGGCCACATCACCCATGATGCATGATGGTCAATATGAAATGGGTGACACTTACGCCAGGGAAATCACTCAATTTGGAAAGCTCTTGGATGCTGATCCACAGTGGCGCGACGAATACAACGTATAATATAAAACCAATAGACCAGGTCCTTGGACCTGGTTTTCTTTTGCGCTGCAGAAAAATACAAATAGAAAGATGCGGCGCGCAAGGCGCAAGGCGCAAGATAATCCCATAAAAATATAAGAACCAAGGCGCAAGGCGCAAGACGCAAGACAAGATTTAACTTGTGCCTGGTCTATATTCTGCTATAATTTACTTACAATTTAACGATATTAAGGAGACTAAATCGATGACTTACTATTATATCAATTTCACTCAAGCGGGCAAAAAAGTTCGCACTTGGGGACAATACCTAACTTATGCGGAGGCACAGCGGGCAATTATGGCGATTGATCATATCATCCCTTTAAACTGGTCATATACAATTGACGCGGAGGTAAAATAATATCATGAAAAACGGTATCATATACAATGGCAAGAGCCTCTTGGATGGTAAACCTATCGTCGTTATTGCGACATATTCCGACCGAAACACCAAGACAGGCAAGGTCGTGCAAACTTATATCTTGCGCTCGGATATAGATCCAAGAGAAGCAAGCAAGACAGGCGCGGATTTTTCAATCTGTGGCAATTGCACAATGCGCGGAGAAACAACAACAGATCCAAAGCGCAAGATTGCAAAAGGTCGTCGGTGCTATGTTAATCTTGGGCAAGGCGTTTTGATTGTTTATAAATCTTTTATAAAAGGTATATATCCAATGGCCAACACTCAAAAGAATAGGAACACGCTCGGCCGCAATCGGTTCGTTAGAGTGGGAACTTATGGAGATCCGGCCGCGGTTCCCTCTTTTGTATGGGAACAACTATTAAAAGAAGCGTCCACTTTCACAGCTTACTCACATCAAAGCGGTTGGCGTCCAGATATTGCGATGCAAAGCGCGGACAATAAGCAAGAGGCACTCGACCATTGGGCACAAGGTCGTCGAACTTTTCGAGTGATCGCGGATCTAGGACAATTAGACAAAGCAAACGAGGCGCTTTGTCCTGCATCAAAAGAGGCAGGTCGTCGCGTCCAATGTACAGCTTGCAAATTGTGCAAAGGATCGAGCCTAGGAAAATCAATAGCAATCGTAGAACACTAGAACCAAGGAGCTAGGCAAGAAATTGCCTAGCTTTTTTTGTGCAGAATAAATATTAACGACGCGCAGGGCGCAAGATCAAGGCGCAGGGCGCAAGGCACACGAATATTTATCAATTAAAACAGGGCGCAGGGCGCAGAACACCTCATCAACGCTCTTGAAACTCGGTACTTGAACCGCGGAGCACCCACCTCGTGCCAAATCCACCCCTTTTTCCCCTCCAAATAAAAGTAGTTGTCGGTCAGAGGCTCTCTTTACTAAGAAGAAACTTGACCCTCCTCGTGCCCAATATGCCATGTGCCAAGCGACTTGATGAGGCGAGACGGCGACCGCGTTGGATTTTGTAACCTTGAGTTCTAGCCAGAAGGGTAGACCTTCCCAGACAAGGTGAACGTCTGGAACACCACCTCCATGTTTGTTTTCAATCCTCGTTGCGAAGCACTTCTTCGGTAGGTTTTTTCGTATCGTGCTCCAAAAGTTCGCCTCTTGTCCGCTCATTATTTTTTGCTCCTGTTACATCTTTATATGTCCCCTCGATCTCAAAAACTTGAGGGTATTTTTTCTGTAAATCTGCCAACCTTCCGACAATTTCATCACGAGATAGTTGATCAATTGTGTTCACTTGTTCCCTTCGATCAACAGTTAATCCACCCAAAGCGGCGCGGATTTTTTCTGCATTGATTGCCGCTGAAAATTGCCCTGCTTCCTCGGCTCCACTAGATAGTTGATGAAGTCTCTCAAGTTGTCCAATGGTTGTCACGCCATACCTACGTTCCCTCTCATCCCTTAGATCTTGGATGTACTCCAATACATGAGGATAATCTCTACCATTTAAAAGTTTTGAAGCTTGGTTGTTTGCTACATCATGTGAATAACCTGCTTTTCTGGCACATTCTGCATTGGAATATATGCCTTCCACGATGTGTCTTGCAAAAGTCATTTGTCTATTGGTCAGAGTTCGACCATGTTCTTTTTCTATTTTCTTTTTTGCAGAGTTCATTTGATCCTCGTTGTTCTTTAGGTACAAGTTATATCAAAGAAAGAGAGAGGGCAACTTCTCTATATAGGCGTTTTTTCTACGAGAAGTGTTCTCAACGTTCTCAGGTGTTCTCAGGTATGGGCTAGTTTGAAGTATATAAATATGGGGGTGAGAACACTGAGAACACTGAGAACGTCTAATTTAAATTTAGTTTTCAAAAAAAAATAAAATCTGTGGGAAATGTGTCTATAGTGTACTCGCTGTGTTCACCCCTCTAAAATTATTTCCTTGACCCAAGGAGCAAGAACCTATAACTTGTTAGTTACTACCAATTTAATTAGACTATGAAACAAGGAGATTTCCACAATGAAGTTTGAAACATACACTGACGACTTGCAAATACCAGATCACTGGGAATGCACGACGTATGGTAACGATGAGTTACCGAGCTACCAAGTACACGGCTTTCACATCTGGGTTGATAGTCATCACCTTCAAGAGCGTGTTATGAACGCTTCTCGTATCATGGGAACTAATCATGATTTATTAGAATGGTATTGGAGGAGAGAGGATCTCTCTGAGGGTTTTAAATTTTCCGATGTGGAGCATACTTTGCCACCGAGGTTCACTGTTCAGACATCTGACCGATACAATGGTCACAACTCAGATTGGACAAACTTCCATGACAGTTTGATGACTAATGACTTTCAAGAAGTAATCGACTTCGTACACGGCAAACATCTTGAAGCGATGTTCCCTGACTTTGATAACGTGTCTCTATACAATGAGATCATCACAATGGTGGAGCCGTTTGGTTTCACTCATGGTGGCGTTGAGGGTGAGAAGTGTCCATCGTTGATTAGGTTTAACGAGGAGGATGAAACATATTACGAGATCACTGTTAACATGAAGGATCGATCTAAGCTTGAGCGTGATCGTAAAGGTCAGGTTATCAACGATTGGGAAGTTGTCGTGAGTTATTTCGACAAGGATCTAGATCCAGTTGAGGCTAAGTTCTTAGACTATGGAGCCGAGCACCTTGACGCATACACCGATGCCGATGTGTTAAAAGCTAATTATGTTAAGAAGTTTTTCAAGCAATTAAACAAGGAGTATTTATAATGAACCAGACTACCTTACCTAAAGTAATGCCAATTCATGAGGACTTCGAGGGTGGTATCCCTGTTGGATATGACTTGGTTGTCTATGAATATGGACAGAGTACCGAGGACGCATTAGTTCTGTACGGCTTTGATGAGATTGGGTTGTTTGAAGAAGAGTTCAAGAACCCTGCCTATGCCTTTCTTTCACAGGAGGATGTGTAATGTCAGTTGCGGTAAAAGTTAATTTAGAAATTCACATGGAAGTAATCATGTCCGAGGACTATCTTGCAAAGCTCAAGCTTGAGGAGAAGGGCGAACATTATAACTACCAAAAGTATGTTGATGAAGAACAGGGAAACAGAAACCTTGCATTAGAGGTTTCTAATAAATGTTTCAGAAACAACATACGTTCTGTTTATCACGTTTTAGTAAAGGATATAGATAATGCCTAATCATTGTTACCAAACTGTTTATCTTCATGGAGCTAGTAAAGTGGTGTATGAACTATACCAATATCTAAGCCCAGATCTTTGTGATGATCCTCGTTTTTGTAGTGTCATCTCACCTATGCCTCTGCAAGTATTGCTTGATCCTGTGACTAAGAGGATGCATGGGCAACATGAGCTTGAGATCCACTCTGCTCACGAGTGGCGTAATGAAAACTGGAATACCAAGTGGGATGTTTGTGAAGTTGAGATCGAGGATAAGATCGAGTTCAGCGAAGACAAGGACACAGCGTGGTTCACGTTCCGATGTTGGACGGCTTGGGCACCACCTATTCCAGTGTGGAATAAGTTGTTTGCCATGGGCATTGAAGTCCAAGCGGAATACGTTGACGAAGGCGGATGGTTCGAGGGCGAGTATGCCTTGGGTCAGGACAACTGTTGGAGGCCTGAGATCGAGGAGGAGGATGAAGAACTTGGCCTCGAGGACACCATGGATGTATTTAAAAACTTAATGAAGGAGGAGGCGCGATGATGCCGTATCAATTCTTAATCACATCAACAGGTTCGTTTCAGCATGGAACCGAGCATGTTCAATACAAGGATCTCGCTCACGCAGAGGAGCTTCCAGAAAACTTTGAGGATGCATGTCACATGGCGTATGATCATTGCAAGGATTGCACCTCTATACGTGTGCTTCGATTAGATCCCGACACTTTGACGTTTGAGGATTGCACTGAGCGAGTTGCATTCTTCGTGGCGCAAAACTTATTGGATCTCAGGGACGAGGAGCATGGTTTTCCTGAGTGGACACAAGAAGCGTTCGACGCGCTCGAACCTGTATTGGAGGGGGATTACTGATGGCTGAACTTTGTAATTGCGACGAAGGTCAAGAAGAACACGAACACTGCAAAGATTGTGATTGTATTCTTAAATGTAATGAAAGCGAAAACTATTGCTGTTGGTGCGAAGAGCGCAGATCAACAATATCAGAAAGTATGGAGGAAGAATAATGTCAAAGATACCTCAAGTTTATCGCGTGGTCGTCGAGGGATTGGTCAGCGAAGTACATTATGTCGAGGCGATTGGCGAGCACCATGCCTCGTCGGAAGCCTACTGTGAGTTCATGTCTAGAACGAAAGCTGTAACAGGTTTGGTTGTCCGAACTGATATGGTTCCAGAAGAGGAGGTCGAAGAACATGTCGGATATTAAAATAAAATGTTTGACCACTGGCGATGTTTTGTCGTGGTCAATGGATCAAGTTCTTTGCGAAATCAATCGAGATCGCTCGGACGATTGGACGCCTTATGATGAAACAGATTGGCAAGAAGGTTGGTTTGAATGGGTGAATGGTGAGTTCTATGTATTGCACCACGATACTCCTTCTTACCATAGTGTCAGGACTTTGACCGCGGACAAAATAGAAGCGGTGTTGGATGAAGTGTTTAGCAATATCTTTGGTGCCTGCTATGGTTAAATTCTGGACAATTCTTTTACTAACTTATCATGCAGGAACCGATGACCGAGAGCCGATGACCTCGAGCATCCTTCTGCCTTCCATGGAAATATGCGGAGATGTGATGGATGATTTCTATCCGACGATCTTCGCGCATTACCCAGATAGTATGGCGCAATGCCTAGAAACCGCAGAGAAGTCTACAACTATGACAAGTCCTCTGCCTAAATTAAGGCCGTTTTAATATGGGAAATATAATATCGTTACGTTCTGATTTCTTAGAGGGATATCAGTGCGCGAAAGAAGAATATGCCTCTGGCGAACTTTACTGTGTAGAGAGTTCGTTGATGACATTTGTTTTAGACCCTGCGGACAGTGACTTTCAACGTGGGTTTGAACAAGGACTTAAAAGCTTAATTCAAAAAAGGAAACAATCATGAATAAAGAAGAAATAAACGTGGTGCAAGTAGCACTAGATCACCTGCTCGAGATGCAACAAGAACTGTTCGATGAGCATGCTCAGAAGAACCGAGTGTCGTTGACTGTCAACGATTGGGATGAGATGGCAACGATCTCACGCAGGATATCTGTGATCAAAGGTCTTCAATACGATGTAACAGGAGGGAAATACTGAACATGAGTATGACCGCAAAGCTTAAATTATTTAGCCGAGACAATAAGCTAATGGCTACAACCACTGTGAGCGACGAGCATTATGTCGAGTGGATTGATCCTCCTGAGTTTATAGATAATGCTTGGAATTTGGCAGATAAAATGGCTGTTCACCTGTCGGATGGAGATTATTGGCGATTGAGTATGACTATCGATTTAGATTGTAGGGGGGCATATCAATGTACCAAGTAACATGGAGCAGGGAACGATCTCTGCCGCACGATATGGTCAGGAAGTTTGAGACATGGAAGGAGGTTCAGTCTTGGAAGGCTGACCTCGATGCTCGAGACGACGTCATGGATTGGACGATTACTTTGGTTATCGACAGTAGGTTTGAAGACCAGGCTCGAGTGGATACTCACGCGGACAAAGAAAAATCTGCATTGCTAAATAATATCTGTCGGGTTATGCCCGACAATCTAACCGACGGGGAAGTGCCCGCTGCCTTAATGACAATCGGCTCGGTCTATGCCAACTCACCCGAAGAAATGGCAAGACTATTTTGCTTGCTCCAGGAGATTACCGAACGCATGGTAAGTAAACCAGAAGAAAAGAGGACACATCACTGATGAACGAGCAGGAAAAAATCGAGAAGTACCAAGACATATACAAAGAAGCTTGGGATAGGCAGAATAAAATCGACCGCAAAGAAAACCCTCTGGCTCGGGGACCATCGCCCATGACACGAAGGGCGTTGGAAAATGCGAAGCGCGGAACAAGTACACGCATTCGCACAGATCAAGTGCCTTCAACCACGTTGGATGGCATCGATCCGAAAGATCGCCCCTTGTCTAAGTCCGCAACACTAATCAACAACATGATGCTGACAACAGACATGACATTGCAAGAGATGTCGGAAGAACTTAGAACCTCGCGCCACTCTGTGAGCTACATCAAGAAACGCTACGGCTTGCCGCGAACTTAAATTAAATAGGAAAACAAATATGACTTTAAATAATGCATTCAATACTACACCTTTCAATGTAATCATTGAGGATCTAACTTACACGAACAGTGCCTTCGGTCAGAACGAACAGGGCGACGTCGTGTTCTTCAACAATCGCTTGGTTAACAAATTAAACCTGGACCTGGGAGATATCGTCGTGGCACATTGCATCCCAAACTACGAGGACAAGCGACAAGAAACTCCTTGGAGAGCGATCCGAGTAACAAGTACCATGAAAGACGATGGTCAATTCGAGGACTTAAACCCTAATCAAGAGTAGCACTTGCAACCTACAACCATATATCGTATAAGCTACCAACAAATAGGAGGTCATTATGGCTAGAAAGAAAATGAAAGAAGAAGATAAGCAACAGTTTCAGAACGTTGGCTTACTTAAAAAGGATCACGATAGTCTTCGCGAACTGGCGAACAAAGAACAGAGATCCATGGCTCGGCAGCTATCGGTATTAATCCGAAGAGCAGTTGCCGAAACCAATACTGTATGATATAATACACAAATTGCTCGGTTGGTTCCGCCTGTGTGACCGACCATCAACTAGACCCCGACTGGCTAGGTTTCGCACTGCAACGTCGGGGTTATTTTTTTGCCTCAAACTTTGTACCCTTTTTGCCTCGAGCTAGACGTTCGGGTTCTTTGCTGTACCCTCGGATCTGAGTAACGTTATGACGTTTCATTTCTGTGAGGAGCGCATTGGCTACGCCAGGATCTAAACCTGCTAGGTCTGTCAGAGCCTGCGTTGCGGTCTTGTCATTCATCCAACCCCTGCGTCGAGAGCAGAACGTTTCGATTACTTGATCGTGGGTTTTAGACTTAGCCATTCTTTTGCTTCTTCTCCTAGTACCTTTGCACCAATGTCTATCTTGGCGCGTAAAGCTTTAACAATCTGTTCATCGATACTACCTTCACAGACGAGATCAATGTAGGTCACATTATTCTTTTGACCAATCCGATGAGCACGATCCTCTGATTGAATGCGCGTCTCTAGATTGAAATCGTTTGCGTAGTATACCACGAGATTAGCCTCAGTCAAAGTCAACCCATACCCTGCGGTCGCAGGATTGCCCACGAAATACTTGAGAGGATGATTGGGGTTCTGGAAATTCTTAACGATATCATTACGATCATCGTCTGATGTGTCTCCATAGTATGCGGCAGCGGAACCTTCACCGAACTTCTTGTTCAACATTTCTGTTATACCTACGATGTCATGACGGAACCTAGACCAGATGATTGCTTTACCATCGTGTTCGTTGATGATCTCTTCCAATGCATCCATTCGTTTTGATGGGAAGTATAGCATCTCACCTTCGTCTGTCTTCAAATGCCCAGACATAATCTGTTGAAGGCGGAGCATCTGCGTAATCACAGCAGGAGCAGTAGCCATCTCACCATTCTCGAGCAGAACCATGGCATGTCTTCGGATCTGTTCGTACATGTTCAGTTGTTCTTTGGTCATGCCAACATATCGAGCGGTGTATATTTTATCAGGGAGATCCAAACAATCCTTCTTGAGTACTCGAAAGGAGAACATATCTATCCTTTTGGTTAGCTCGTCTAGGTTTCTGAACCCAACAATCTGTTGAAAAGCTGTGTGTCCCATAGTTCTACGTTGCACGATGGCATATCGACCTTGGAACGAGTAGTACGACTCGTGTCCCAAAAGCCCTGGTCTAAGGAACTCGCACTGTGAATAAATATCCATTGGACTTTTTGTTACTGGAGATCCAGTTAGTAGTCTTCTGTACTTGAAACCTGCAGCTATTTTCATTAAAGCTTTAGAGCGCTTGGCTTTGTGGTTTTTGATCGTGGTTGACTCATCAATAGCAATTAATCCGTTGTGACCGAGCGCACGAGCCATCCAGGTCCCTGCCTTCTGACCCTTGATGGAAGAGAACGCTTCGACATTCATAACAAATATAGTCAGGCCATCGAAGTCATCCTGGACCGAGCGCATTTCTTCTGCCTGTTTCTTATTGGGACCTGACACCCAACGAATCACTCGATGTTTCACATCATCAGACATATGCTCTGGTATTTCTTTTGAAACCCAGTTACGATACACTCCTTTGGGAGCGAGGACTAAAGCGAAGTCAATCTGTCTATCTTGATACAACATACCTATGTTATCTAAGAGAACCTTGGACTTACCTGTGCCCATCTCCATGAACAGACCGAACTCTGGCCTGTCCCAACCAAACTCTAACGCATCTTTTTGATGATTAAATGGTTTCATTTTAAATTTGTAGTTGACACCCATCACATATCTCCACTATTGTCTTCATTACGGATAGCACGAGGCTACCGGATAATGCAACCCTGAAGAGGTAAAAAACTTATGACTGATATATTTGAAGACATATTCGACGAGGCTGACGCAGTTAGCCAGATCGATACAGGAACTGGAAAGCAACTCAGCCAACTGGTTCGAAGCCTTCGTAACGTTGAGCAACAGATCGACGATGCGGAGCAACATTTAAAATCACTGAAGCAAGAGAAGCATAAGCTCTCTGTGGAGAACATCCCTGCGTTAATGGATGAGATGGGTGTGGAACGATTAGATGTAGACGGCATGTCCGTTGAGCGTCGTATGATCGTAGCCGCCTCTATACCTGTCGCTAATAAAGACGATGCGTTTGCATGGTTAAGAACCAATGGCCTAGATGATATCATCAAGAACGATATCACTGTGTCCTTTGGCAAGGGCGAAGACAATGTAGCGGGAGATGTCGTTGGCATGCTACAGAGTAAAGGTTTTGATCCCAAGACCAAGACCCACGTTCACCCATCCACATTAAAGGCGTTTGTTAAAGAGCGCATCACTGATGGCAAACCTATCGACCTCGATCTATTCGGGGCATTCATTTCTAACACCGCAGTAATCAAGAGGAAATCATAATGGCTAGTGAAGTAGCAACGAAAAAAAATGCAGAGTTAAGCACAGACTTGATGGATGATATCCTAGAGTTTGCAGGAGAAGGTGCCGCGTTTGGTGCTGATGAGATGCAGATCCCATTCATCCGTGCGTTACAGGCTCTGTCACCACAACTAAACAAAAAGAAACCTGAGTACATCGATGGTGCGGAGCAAGGAGATTTGTTCAACACTGTCACTGGTCAGGTATGGAAGGGAGAAGAAGGGGTCACTATCATCCCCTGCTACCAAGTAACAAAGTATCTAGAGTTTACACCTCGTGATATGGGTGGTGGTTTCCGCGGAGAGATATCTCCAACCAATCCTGTTCTACAACAGACGACACGTCAGGGTTCCAAGGAACTGTTACCGACTGGTAATGAACTGGTTAAATCTGATCAACACTATTGCTTGGTGTTGGATGGCGAAGGGTCATTTCAACCTGCTGTGATCGACATGAAGTCAACGCAGTTGAAAGTCAGCCGTCGGTGGAAGACACAGATTGCAATGCAGAAGATCAAACACCCAAAGACTGGGCAGATGATTACGCCTCCATTGTTCGCAACAGAATGGAAGATTACTACTGTTGAAGAAAGCAATGACCAGGGTTCGTGGTTCAATCCATCCGTTGAGAAGGTGGGATTAGTTGGTGAACGTGACCTAATGCTCGAGGCAAAAGCTTTCCGTGACTCTGTCGCGGCAGGCGATGCGAAGGCTGTACCAGAGGAGAGTGTGCCAACCTCTTCATCTGTAGAACAGGATGACAGTATCCCGTTTTAAACAGTCTGGGGAACGGAGTGCGGGCGCATTTTTCCGTTCCCCTTTTTCACTAGGAGCAGTACATGACACAGGCAGAACGACTACTCTCCGTTTTCATCGGAGCAAAATCAGCCCATGGCACGACAACTGTCGGACGCATAGGGCGAAATGGAAAAGCAGAATCCAAGAGCATGATCATAAGATCCCCTCTGACTGTTGACTTAGTCCAGGACCATATCGATGGTAAGCAGGGCGTGGGTGCAATACCAATCAACGAAGAGAATGTATGCAAGTTTGCGGCGTTGGACATTGACGTCTACGATTTAAACCATAACGAACTACAGGCAAAGATCCAGAAGCTGAAGCTTCCGTTGATGCACTGCCGATCCAAATCAGGGGGAGCTCACCTCTATCTATTCTTAAAAGACTGGGTTCCTGCAGCTAACATCCGAGACTACCTAACTGAGATGTCTATAGCTCTAGGGTTCAGTGGCTGTGAGATCTTTCCAAAACAAGATACTATAATTGCAGAGCGTGGAGATGTAGGTAACTTCATCAACATGCCTTACTTCAATGCTGAGATGCCACAACGCTACGCATTCAATGCTAAGTGTGAAGCATTAGAACTAGATGAGTTCCTCGATGCGGTCGAAGAGATCCGTGTAACAGAGTCCGAGCTTGAAGGTCTGCGCTTCTCTGGCAAACGTAAGTATTTCACCGATGGTCCGCCCTGCCTTGAGCATTTGTTTGCGGATGGTCCTATCGATACACCCCGCAATACTTGCATGTATCAATGCGGTATCTACGCTAAGTTATCTGAACCTGATAACTGGAAAAGCAAGTTAGAAGAGTTT